GCCCCCCTCAGTCTCGACCTCAGCGTGAACCTCGTGCAGTCGCCCACAGCGGGCGCACTCGTGCTCCACGCCCGATCCTGGAATCGGACGCCACTTGCCGTCCGGGCCTTCCTCGTATTCCCGCGTGTCGTGTACCCGCAGGATGCGCAGGATCTTCACGTGGCCTCCTTCAGCGGCCAGGGACCGCCGGAACATGTTGCTGGCCAGGTGACGTAGCCGGCCGGGCACTCGACTTGCGCCCGACCCGCCGCGAGCATCCCCCGCGTCCAACACACATACCCGGCCGCCGCATACCAGCGGCCAGACGTGCAGAAATAAAGGACGGTCGGCACGTAGAGCGGTCCTACTCGCATCATCTGGCCTCCTCAGCGCGGGCACTACCCGCGGACCGGGCAGACGCCCGGTTTCGGCCTATGCCCCCACGCTTGCCGGCAACGCTTCCCGCTTGCCGCACCACGATCCGCCCTGCCAGTAGAAACCCGCGCCCCGCAGTGCTTCCAGGATGTCCCGCTCCGGCTTCTCCGCGAACGTAACCCGGACGTACTCGGCGCCCTCGATGGTAACGCCGCCATTGGCCTCCGCTGCTTCCGTTCTGGCAGTGCGTCGCTTGATCTCCTCGATGCGCTCCTTGTCGGAACGGATGCGCGCGCCCAGGTTCGTCAACTGGAAACCCTCGAAAGGCACCTTCACGAAGGACATGCCGATGCTGGCCACTTTGGCGCGGAGCGTGTCGAGGTTCAGCCCCAGCGCCGTGAGCCCGGTCGCGTCGCCCTTGCGGTAGAGCGCGTTGATCTGCTTCATCCTGTCCCGCGTGCGCTCATGTTCCGCAATCCGTGCTTCCAATTTCTCGATTGCGTCCGTGTCGTCGGAGAACACGGAGCGGTCAAGCTGGTGCGCCAGTCCGGCGGCCTTGCTGTCATGGTGGTCGGCCATCTTCATGTCCTCGAATGCGTGCTCTTCCCGACGAATGAGCCTCGCCCGCTCCGGGATGTGGCCGGGCTGCGTGTTGAATGCGTAGTCGCCGTGGAAGTGCTCCGCCTCGCGGAACACGACCGCCGCCTTTGCCCGCCTTCCCTCCGCCCACTCTTCCCGCCGTTCGACCTTGGCTTCCAGTCTTTCCCTTGTGTTCATCGTATCCTCCTTGTGTTCGGTTTCGGCCTACAACGAGGCGGCTTGCAGCGACAGCCGCACGTACTGTCCGGCGCGCCATTCGATCCCCTGTGCCAACTTGCACCCCTCGCAGTCCTGCTCGCAGGCGTCGCAGTGTGCCGTGTCGCGCGCCAGAGCGTCGCCCGCCGGTTCCGCAACCCGGTTGCGCCAGCGAGGATGCACGATCCGCGAATCCTTGCGCTTCCACGCCCCCTGCGTGAGAACCAGGATGTTTCCGTTGTGGTCCCCGTCCCGGCCCGTGACTTCCCGAACGATCCGATGCGTTTCCTCCCCCATGATCCGCAGGTTGATGCACCGCGCGCACCCGGCTTCCGCTCCCTCGCAGAATCGCTGCCGGTCCCCCCGAGGCGGGATATGCTCGCCCCATTGTTCGCCGGCGCCGATGTTGATCTCAAGCCAACTCCAAGCCGTACCTTGGCCGTGCCCCACTTGGGCGTCAATGCCAGCCGCCGCAAGCGCGCGACGGACAGCCGCGGTTTCGCCAACTCATGCCGCACCCCCCGCCGCACGGAATGTCACGCCCGCACCCTCGATCTGTTCCCGGTGCAACACCTCGCCCGAAAAGAGGTAGAACGCCTCGGAAGTCGAAACCGGCACCGCGCCCTCGTAGTAGGTTGTGACCGTGATAGGCGTCCCCGTGACCTTGGCCACTCCACCCTTGAACGCGATCTCGGCGAGTTTCGCCCGGAACGCGGGCAGCAGGGTTTCCACCGCAACCGGGCACTCTGCCGGCGCGTCCAGAATCGTGAAGTGAGCCAGCTTCACCTTGCGGTTGCGTCCGAACACCCCGTTCACCTTGCACTCGTAGCGGATGATCTGTTTCTCTGTCTTCATTGTATCCCCTTTTCTCGCCCCACCACGGGGCAATGGTCCCGGCGGTTTGAGCATGATCGCCCCGCCGGGCAACGATCAGAACTGGAATGCGTCCTGCCCGCCGTTGCCGGCCATCACCCACGCGCAGAAGTCGTCCGCGTCCGCATCGCAGTCCGGCGGGTCCGGCGCAGCCACAACCGCCGCGTCAACCTCATCGTCCAAGTCCGGGGAGTCCGGCGGAACCAGAACCGGCGCCGGGGTCTTGGCCGTGGCGAACACGTCGCGCACCGCATCGTAAGCCCACGGCAAGGCGCCCTCGGTGGACCGGAACGCCGGGCAGTACTTGCGCTGCCGGAACGACAGCGGGGAGGCGTAGTCACCCCCGCCCTTGACGTCACCCGAAGGCAACGCCGGACTCGACAGCCACTTGACGCACTGCCGCGCCAAGTCCAAGTGAAACGACTTGCGCTTGTCCAAGGCGACGGTCTCGCCCTTGTGCTCGCCCCTCGTCATGGTCTTGACCATGGGTGCCGCGTCCAAGAACCGGACGGTCCCCAAGATCGTGCCGGGATCGCCGCACCGGGCCAGCTTGCGCAACCACGCGGCCGGGTAGCCCGTCCGATCCTTGGGCAACGCGGGCGCCACCCGGGCTGCGTCGTAAGCGATCCCCAGCATCGTCATGCGCGGCATCGACGGCAGCACGTCGCCCGTCACCACGCGCAACAACGCCGCTTCCTGTTCGGACAAAGGATCGTCGCCCGTGCCGAGCAACGCCGCAACCCAGCCCGGTGCCGGAACCGCGAGCAACCGGCGGACCCGATCCGTTTCGGTTGTCAGTGCCGCGTCACGCGCGGCCAGCTCCACCGTAGCCAGCTCCGCCCTCAGTCTCGTAACCTCGCTTGTGTAGTCCTGCATGACAGCACCTCCACGGGCACCACGCCCGCAAATGAAACCTAGATCGAAAGCCGGATCGTCACGAGCAGTTCCCGCCCGCCCTTGAACGTCAGGCAGTCCCGCGAACGCCCGCGTCGCACGTACAGGTTTCCGGACACCTTGCCCTCGGTGAAGTCGCCCGCATTGCGTGGACCGTAGACCACGGCGCGGCCATACGTGGCCACGACGACACGGCCCCCCGCCCGGAGGTGGGCGTTGATCGCATCGGCCGAAACCGCAAGCATGGTCTCTCCTTGCCCGCTCTCGCGGGCGCTCGCACTCCCACTATCGGATGTTCTTGAGCGTGGTACGTAGCCGACTAGCGGCTACTCTATCTGCGTGTTTTTCCCCCCACACCCCCTTAGCCCAGTGATAGTCACACTTGCCATGTCCACGCTTGAGACCGGGCAGAGAGGGCCGCTCGCATTCGGTGCACTGCTGCTTTCTCATCGTCTCTCTCCTGCCCGCTCACGCGGGCGCAGCGCACTACCGCAGCGTTGTCCGCCGTCGCTCGTTGAACCGCTCACGCCCGTCCCGCATCAAGTCCACTGCCTGTTTTCCCGTGATGCGGCGGAGAGTCAGTCCGTTCCAGTGATAGTGCTGCGGACTGAGATCGATGAACGTTTCGATCCACTGGAAGTTGTCGCGACCCATCCACGATCTGACGGCCACTTCGCTCTCGAATTCAATGGGGACAATTGCCGTCCCGTATTCCCGGAGAATCCAGATGCACGGTGTGCCGTCGTGCCGCCGGTCGTGGAAATACAGATCGGAGTGGTAGTCAGTCGGCCAGTTCTGCTCGTCGGCCGCAGTCGTGATTGCCGCGTAGAATGCGACGTGGGCCGTGGGCCGTCCATAGCGGGCAGCGTCAGCCTCGCTGAGGTGGTCGTTCTTCTGGTGGAATGGGTAGTCTCTTATCGTGGTCGGGATAGTGTGTTCGTTCATCATCTCGAACCCCCCGCCGCATCACGCGGCACACTTGGCCACCCTTGCAACGTCAGTGCCATCGCCGAAGAAAACCCGCAAATACCCCGTAACCCTAGCAACGGCGCGAGATTGCGCGCATCGCAGCCAGATGCATCCCGCCTCGCGCAGTCTCACGGTGCTACGCCGAAACCGCCCAAAAACACCCAACCCCGCGCAACCATTGCAATCTCACGATGAGGCACGATTCGCAAGGTGAGACGCTGTGGAACCGGGCGGACCGCCGTCTCAAAGTGAGACAAGCACCGTCTCAATGTGAGACAGGCTAGGACCGCCTACAGCCCGCGCCGCTCGGGTGAGCCCGCGCGGTCCAAGGTCCGCCGCAACAACGGAAGCCGTGCCGCCGCCGCCACGACCTTGGGTTGATCCCCGCGCGAGTACCATCCCCCATAGAGAAGAGAACAGAACAGGGGAGAAGATAGGGCCGCCGCTGTCCGAGTGCCACCGCGCCCGTACAGTTGCCCCCTCAGAAGAGACGGGAACCACAGAGAAGAGATGGGAACGCGGGCGCGCGTTGCGTGCGCACGAAGCGTCGTGCGTGGTGGCGACCCCGGGTCGCTCAGTACCTATCTCAGCCCTTCTCCAGTCCGTGAGCACTTTTTCTTTTTTCAATTCGTGGTGTCCGTGCCCTGCCGTCGTTTCCCCGACCTCTTCCCTCCGGGTTGGTTCGGTGGTCCGGGGACGGGTGAGGTGGCCCGTCCGACCACGGCCACCGGATGTGCCCCTACTTCGGGCGCTCGGCGTTGCTCCGTCGTGCCACCGTCCGTCCGTGGGATATTGCGGTGGCTTCCGGCGTTGCTTCTCTGCGTCCCGCTGCGGTGGACCAGAGTGGCGCTGGTACGGTTCGACAAGGTGGGACTGCACTGCGGCCACGGAAATGCGTTCTGGTGGGACTGGATCGGCCGTCTCGAAAAGCAGTGCGTGGGTCACGCAATAATAGACTTCAGTTTGACGCGACGCGCGTGGGGAGGAGAGGAGAGGGGAAGGGTACATGAGAGATCCACGCGCGGGGGGGAGCGATTAGTGGCAAATGCGCGTGGTGCGAGGATTGTCAATGCGCCCGGCCTGTGTTTCTCACTCTTGCGGCTGTGTCGGTAGGGTCGTGCTCGGTAGGTTCCGTTCTCGGGGCGATTCGGATCCGGGCGCGAGGTCTACTCTACCACGTCTGCGTAATGGCGGGCAATCTTTCGGGCGTATCGTGTGGCCCTGGTTGGTGTCATGGCCTTCCCCTTCTGCGTCAATCCTCTTCGCCCGGCACGTCGATGACGGGCGCGCCCTGGCGCTCCCTCCCCGGCTTGTCCTTCTTGCGGACCCACTCGGCCCGCCACACCGAATTGGGCTTCTCGGCGTCGAGGGGCTTCACTGCGTCGAGTTCGCCGCGCAGTTCGTCTTGTCGGTCATGGAGCATCTTCTGCCAGTTGCGGTTCTGTGCGCTGTTCTTGCCTGCGGCGGCAATGAGTTGGGGTGTGGCCCTAATCAAGTTCTCGACGCTCTTGCCGAGTTGCGCGTCGAGCACGCCCAGAACCAGCGACATTGCCATCCACTCCGGCACGTTGGCGTGGGATAGGCCTTCGTTCCACTTCGAGATGATGCGCAACCACTCCTCGTAGTGGACGAGTCCGCGGTCGCTGTTGTTCATGCCGTGCTTGGTGGCGAGCACTCGGGCCGCGACGTAGACCCATTCGGGGATGTTGCGCGGCAGCGGCCGGATCGCTTCGGGCGGCGTCGCGGGGATGAGGGACTGTTCGGGCTTTTCCATGTCGCTCCTACAGGCCCATGTCGAGTGGGCTCATGCGGTTTCGGGACTGTCGGCGGCGACCGGGCTCACGGCGCGTCGCAATCTTCTGGACGCGCTGACGAGCGATCCAGTGCGCGAGACACCACGCGCGGTAGCAGTCGTCGTGGCTGCCGGTGGATGCTTCGAGCACGCGGCCGTCGTCGCGCAGATCGGATAGGTCGTCGAGAAGGCGCGAGGAACGTACGCCCTCGCCACTTTCGGCGATATCGCGGCCGATTTCGCAGACCGTGCGCTTCAGGGCCGCGGTCATAGGGATGCCGGCGTTGCCGTGGATGTCGCTGACGACGTGGTGGTAGCCGATGCGGCGCATTTCGTCGCAGCAGGCCAATCCGAGGCCGGTTCGTTCGACGCCGACGAGGGCCTGGCCGTATCGGTAAGCTAGACGCACGGCGATGGCGGCAAGGACGCTGGGGCGGCATCGTTCCGCGTGCTCGGCGACCATGACGGGGACGCCCCCGGGCACGATGCGCAGCACGGAGGCCACGCCGAAGTCGCCACGCGGGCCTCCTCCAGCGGGGTCCACGCCGATGACGTAGGTTGCACCGCGCTCGGCCTCTTCCCAGATCCACGTGTCCCCGTCGCGATGAATCGGCTCTTCGACGCACCGAATCAGCGCGGTCAGGGCCTCCGGGGTGATTGCGCCTGCGCCGCTGGACGTGAACGCCTCTTCGGGGCAGATCGGGTATGCCTCCTGGAATCGAGAGACGCGCCCGCGACACACGTCCTGGAGGGTTTGCCGCCGCCACGCGATCTGTTCCGCGTCGAGCGCGTACTTGGCAACGATGTTGGCCTCTTCAGCGGTGTAGACGAGTGGCTGTTCGCCGACGGGGATGCGATAGTCGGGTCTGCGCGACCATCCCGTGAAGACGCGCAAATAGCCACGCCGTTTCTTGACCCATTCCTCCGCGTCGAGCCCTTCGTTCCACGTCTGGTGGAACAGACCGCCGCGCCCTGCCGCCGTGGACTCCATGACGATGGTGTGCGCGTGCTGTGCCGCCGGGCCGATGGCCTGCAACGTCTCTTCGGCGTCCTGCCAGCGGGAAACCTCGGTGGCGTGGACCCAGGAGTGCGTGAGTCCGTGGCCTCCCGCCGCGTTCTTCGCTGATGCCGATTCGATCATCGCTCCAGTGTTGAGTACGTGTGTCTCAATACCTTTGCTTGTGAGATGTATGTGACTTGCCATTAGATTCAAGTGATCGAAAACGTTGCGGTACATGCGCATGACGTGTCGAGTCGTCTTCAACTGGTACGCGAGCACGAGGCCCATGCTCAGTGAGTCGCGCACCGTGTTCTGCGTGAAGACCGAGGCCCAGAACGTGGACGCCATGATCTGACGGGCCTTCAAGTGGACGATGCGCACGCGGTTGGTGTGCTTGCGTGCAAGCTCCAGGGCGGCGAGTGCGTCGATCTGCGGCGACTTGTAGTGGAGCGGAACGAAGACACCGCCCTCTTCGGGGCGAATCTTGCACTCGTTGACAGACCAGACGCGCAGGTCGGTCAGGGTGTCGCGGATGTACTCGTCTTCGTTGGCCCACTTCATGACACTGTGCGAGTTTCCTTGACCGTGCCTTCGGTCCACAGCGGCTTGCGCTTGTATGTGAAGTGGGCGTGCGTCGAGTCGATGGTGATGACGGGCTCCATGCCGTAGGCGTGGTCGAGGTTCGCCGCGCTCCCCCCAAGGCGCACGGTCAGGATGATTTCCTTGACCGTACCGTCGGGTGGCTTGCTGCCCGGCCGCACGTAGTTGGAAAGCCGCAGCCAAACCATGCCCGGCGCACGCCGCAAGAGCATGTAGACGCCCGTGTTGACCCGCAAGTGGCGCGAATCGTGGAACGGGTGCTTGACGAATCCGCGCGGCGGTCCACGTCGCCCGAAGTCCTGGCGCACACACGCACGCTTGGCCACGACAGCCTTCTGCTCGTTGATCTCCGTCTCAATGTTGGCGACGACGCGGCCCGAAAGCCACGTCTCCGGCTTCTTACCGATGAGCACGTCGGGGAAGATGCGGCCCACTTCCTCGAACAGAGCGCGCAGTGTCGGCGGGTGCGAGCACGTCTGCGCGCCGGCTCGAACCATGAGGTAGTCAGGGGTGGTCATTGCCTTCTCTCCTTCTTCCCGTCGCCGCTCCGGTACAGCGCAGCCACAGTGGCCTCGCTCATCGTGGAGTACGTGCCGTCGGGATGGTTCAAGACGTAGGAGCCGGGGCAGACCATCACGTCGCCCTTGACGATCCAGCCGTGGTCGCTAAATGGCGCTCCGCACCGGCAGGGCGCTCCGGCTCCCACACCGCGCCAACGGGCCACCACGCTTCCCTCGAAGTTCGCCGGATCGCATCGGGCCACGCCGTCGAGCGGGTGGTCGCCGTTGCGTCGCCAGCGGGTCGCGGGCACCCACGGACCCTTGCGAACGTCTATCGGGACACGCACGATGTTCGGAATGTCCATGTCGCCGCTCCGTATGTCCACAACCGTATCCCGTGTAGTCGCCATGACTTCACGAGTTGCATCAAGTATGGAACGGAACCGAACGGGATGCAAGAGAAATCTCATGTTGACACGGCAACGTCGCGGAATGAGAATGATCGTCGGAGGTTCCATGACCTCAGTCCTCCTCGTCATCCTCGGTTGGCTCTTGGGCGCGGCGCCGCTGCTGCTCGTGTTGCGGGCCTCGGTGCGTCGCGACGCAGCCCGGACCTGCGAACTGGTGAGCAATCAACTCAAAATGGACAAGATGATTGAGGTTCGCCACGAGGCGGAACTGGCAGCCGCCGTGCGCGACGAACGCGAGCGAATCCATGCGGTGAGCCAGACGAAACGGGCCGCCGACCTCAAGATGGTAGAAGCGAAGGTGTGGTGATGGCGTTTCTTTCTCCGGCAGCGAGTCGCACGCCAATCAAGCAGCCCGACTCAGAATCGTGGCTCACGTCCATCGGCCGCAAACTGCCCGGCATGGTCGCAAGGGCTGGGGGCACCGTCGGGGGCGCCGCGCTCGGCGGCGGGGCTGGTCCCGTGGGGATCGCCGCTGCCGGTGCAGGAGGCACCATTGCCGCGGAGCCCGTAGCGTCTGGCATCGATGCCATGCTCGCGGCCCCACCGGAAGCGCCGACCGGGGGCGATCCCACGACGATGGCCCGCGCCCTGGCTTCCCGCCGCAACTCGCTTCTGAATCGCTACCGGGCGAACTTTGAGGGGGCCGTATGACGCAGGAAGAGCTGAAAAAGCAGAAGATCGACGCACTGAAGGCCAAGGCAATGGAGCCCTACGCGGCCACGCTCGCCTCGCCAACAGGGCTCGGGCCAACACAGGCCAGCCCGACCGTCGTGAAGCCCGCAGCCCCGACCCGCACGCCACGCGGCGGCTACGACGCCCGCAAGGCGCTCATGGACAAGTTGCTGGCGCGGTACTTGGGGGTCGCGCAGTAGATGAGCGTCTTTGCCGAAGCAACAAGCGACGACAGCGCACTCCTCGACCGCATCAGGTCGCGGGACACCTTGGCGCGCACCGCGTACCGGGATCTTCGCTCCGACTGGTACATGAACGTCGCGTTCCTGCTCGGGCACCAGTACGTTGAAATCGACGAAGCGACGGGCCGGATCGTGCAGCCACCGACGCCTGCGTGGCGCGAGCGAGCGGTGCGCAACATCATCGCGCCGACCGTGGACGTGTACGTCAACCGCGCGACCTCGCAATGGCCCACGTTCCGCGTGATTCCCGCGACAAGCGAGGACCAGGACCAGAGCGCGGCCGTTGTCGGCGGCCACGCACTCCAGTACGTGTCCCGCCGCGTGTCGCTTCAGAGCAAACTCAAGGCGTGTGTGCAGAATGCGTGCCTCTGCGGCACCGGGTTCCTGATTCCGCTTTTCGACGCACAACAGAACTTTCTCGATATCGATGTTCCCTCCAGTTTCGATATGTTCCCGGAGCCCGGCGCGCAGTCGCAACACGATTGCCACTGGATAATCCGCCGACACTCGTTCCAGATCGAAGAAGCGCGACTTCGTTTCAATCGTCCCGAGTTGCAGGCGAACCACGGCTTCGAGGAAGACAACATCACGGGCCGTCTGCTCAAGAGCTACGAGAGCGGCGGCAGCCAGGACCGAATCACAATAATCGAATACTGGCAGACGACGGACTCGACCTACGAAAAGGGCATCCACGCCATCGCCACCGACCAGGAAGTGTTGTCGCGGGCGGATCTCGACGAACTCGGCATCCCCGTCATCCCGATTCACCGCGCTCCGGCACCGGGTCGCTACTTCGGCCGCCCGCTCGTCACCGGACTGCGCAACCCACAAAAGGCATACAACGCGGCAACGTCGCGCATTCTGGAAAACTTCGCGTTGCACTCCGGCTTGAAGTGGCTGTCTCCGCGAACCGCCGAACTCGACGAGCCCGCGATCAACAACCTCGCCGATGAAGTCATTGAGTGGTCCGGCAACGGGCCATCGCCGCGCGAGATTGCTCCGCCGTCGCTGCCCGCGTGGATCGAGAACATGCTGGACGCGGCGTACCGGGACATCGACCGCATCTCGGGCGTGCATGAGGCCAGCCGTGGCCTGCGTCCCGAGGGCGTCACGTCGGGTCGTGCCTTGGCCTTCCTCCAGGAAGCCGATAATGTGGCCATGTCGCACACGTTGACCTCGATGGCGGAGGCGTTGTCCACGCTCGGCGGGCGCCTGCTCGCGCTATGGAAACGCCACATCCCGGAGCCACGCACCATCCAGTATCTCGGAGAGAACGACCGCTACGAGATCGCGTCGTTCTCGGTCATGGACCTCAAGGGCAACGACGTGTACGTGGAGCAGGATTCGCTACTGTGGGAGTCGCAGGCCGTCAAGGAAGACAACGCGCGACAGGACTTCGACAAGGGCATCGCCACGCTCGAAGAAGTGCGCGACGTGCTGGGCTACACGCAGGGCGGCGATCCCGCAACGGCCACGGACGCGGAGCGCGACCGGGCACGATGGGAGACGGAGCAGCTTTTCCTGGGGACGGACATCCCCGTGGTCAGCCTCGAAAACCACAAACTGCACATCGAAGAGCACCGCAAGGGCGCGCTTCAGGGCGGCAAACTCTACGAGGCCGATCCGTCCGCCCGCGACCTCTTCATTGCGCACTATGGCAAGCACGAACAGATGGCAGAGCCGCCCGCGGAGGGACCGGCCCCGACCGCTCCATCGAACGGGAGCCAGCCCGGCAAGCCGCCGCTCGCCGCCCCCGGAAACAGCCTTGCGTCCATGCTGAAGCTGAGCCCCGGAGGCGAAGAAGGTGCTTTGAGATCCGGTGGTTGGAAGGCACAACCTCAAGAGTCACATGAGGTATAGCTTGACAACGGCACGGAATGACGGAACTATTGCAATGACGCCGAATGGAACCGGCGGGAGGAAAACATGAAACTGTATCCGGAAGATGGACAGGGAGCGGGCGGGGAAACACCAGCGGCAGCGGACACAGAGGCAACCCCGACCCCGGCTGCGACTGCACCCGCCGCGAAGACCTACAGCGAGGAACAGGTCGCGGACTTCGTGCGACAGGCACACGCGGCGCGCGACACCACTTGGAGCAAGCACCTTGCGGACCCCACGAAGGGCAAGGCCGCGCTCGCGCAGCTTGCCGCGCTGCACGGAGCGACGATTGCCGAAAAGCAGGCCGTCGCCGAAGCCGTCGAGACCGGCGACGACAGCGATCTCACGCCGCGCGAGAAGGCGATGCTGGCCCGGCTCGAAAAACTGGAGGGCGTCCAGAGGGCGGGAGAAACGACGGCGGCAGAGCAGGCGGCCACCGCAGCGATGCAGGCCGACGTGTCCCGCGCCGCCGAATCGATACCCTACGGCCGCAACCCGAAGCTCAACCAGTTGATCCAAACCCTCATTCTCGGCGACATGGTCGATCCAACGACGCCAAAGGGCATGACCGCACAGAAGCTCGCGATGGGCATTCAGTCCGGGCTCGAAAAGGTCTTCGCCGACTGGGTCAAGGACAACGGTTACATCAAAGACCCGAGCGTGGCTGCGAACCAGCCGCTTCGGGGTGGCTCGACCACCACGGCCATCGGCCCGAACGAGGAGCCGAAGTCGTGGGGTGACGTTGAGGGACAAACGGCCGCGCTGCTGCGGTCGATGAAGGCAAGGAAATAGGAATTGCCACTGTCCGCGCACGGCTTGGGTGCTGGTGGCGGCGGCGGAAAGCCATAAAGGAGAGAAAAAATGGCGGACCTTCTTACAAACACCAGTGCCCTGTTCAAGGTCGGTTTCGGGAAGATGAAGGAGTCGATGCGGCGCAAGCAGCCCTTGCTCGAAATCGTCAAGGGCAAGCCGCGCAAGCTCGTGGGCTCCGGCAAGTACATGGAGTTCCCGGTCCACCTCCGGGGAGACGCGGGTACCGGCTCCCGTGGAGAGGGCCTGAACACTCCGGTCCCGACCAACGACGTGGTGGAGTCCGCCCGTGTCCGCGCCCGGAACGTCTACGGCGTCATCCGGTGCTCGGGCCAGGAACTCAAGCTCTCCGAGAGTGACGAGGACGCCTTCGCTTCGTATCTCACGAAGAAGAAGGAGTGGATGTCGGACGAACTGGCCCGCGAAATGTCGCGCCAGATCCAAGGCGACGGCTCGGGCATCCTGTGCCGCGTCACGTCCACCGGCAACATCGCACCACACACCGTCGATGGCGCGGGCAACCAGCGCACCGGCGCGGCAGCCCAGACCCCGGTCGCGGGCGGCACGCACTACCTGCGGCCCGGAATGCAGGTCGCGTGCATCGAAGTCACCATCGCCACCGGGGCCTACGTGGGATTCAACCCGGCGGCCATCGGAACCATTCTCTCGACGACCTCGCCAAACACATGCACGTTCTCCGCCGCGCTGAACATTGCCGCAGCGGGTGTCGGCAACGTCAACGTCCTGGTGCGTGCGTCGCTCGCGACCGTGGCCGACTACGCCTACTCCGTGGAACTCTGGGGGCTGAACGCCGCGATCTCGCAGCGCGACCCCTCGCTCTGCGGCGGCGTCGCCTCCGCGCAGACCGCGTTCCAGAACGACGCCTACCTGGAGATCAGCCGCACCACCTACGACGAGTGGGCGAGCGTCGTCAAGGGCAACTCGGGCGTGCTCACTCCGCTCACCCCGGACCTGCTCCCGATGCACGAGGTCATCCGGCGCATCCACGACCGTTGCGGCGAGTACCCCACGCACGTCCTGATGGCGCCGTCGGTGTACGAGTCGTACATCTCGGCCCTGTCCGGCGACGTGCGCTACGAGCCACAGAAGATCAAGGGCGGGTTCTTGGCCGGCTACCCGAGCTTCGCGCACGAGAAGGAGATGCCCATCGTCCGCGACCCGGCAGCCGCGTACAACCAGGCCCAGTTCATCAACGTGGACAAGATGGAGTGGCTGGAAGGCCGCGCCCTCCAGTGGGACGACATCGACGGGTCGATCCTGCACTCGATCCCCGGCACGGACCTCTACGAGGCGAAGATGGTGTTCTACGGGAACCTCGGATTCGAGGAACCGTACGGCGCCGGGAAGCTCGTGGACATCGAGACCCTGACGGCCGACTCTTACTAGCGGTCTGACGTGGCGGGGAGGGCGTCGCCGGCCTTCCCCGCCGCACGCAAGGACAACGGGCGTAAAACGGAGGCTTTCCAATGGGCAAGAGTGGCGGCATCAAGAACGCGAACATCTCCACCGACTGCGGACTCGACAACCTCAAGATGGCGTTGTTCCGCAACGGCGAGTACAACGGCTTCTTCTGGAAGGACGACTTCTGCTACGCGAATGCCAGCGTCGCATGGTACGGCGCGGGCACGCCGTGGACGATTGCTGGCACGGGCGGCACCGCCGCCGGACTTGCGGGCCACGGTGGCATCGTGCGGCTGGCGACGAACAGCAACAACGTAAACATGACAGGCCTTCAGTTGGTGGACTTCGACAAGCGGCCGAAGTTCATCTACTTCTTCCGCACGGCGGCCACGCTGGCTGACTCCGTGCAGCAGATCGGCATCTACAAGGACGGCAACGAGTTCGCTGTTCTCCAGGCCGACGCGGACACCAACGCGGCGTTCCGGTTCCTGCACGCGGCCGGCGCGGCCACCACGACCGAGACTTCGAGCGTTCCGATTGTGGCGTCCACTTGGTACGGCCTCGTGCTCGAGGTCGGCGCGCCCACGGGCACCGGCGGCGCCAAGCGATTCCCGGTGTCGTGCAAGCTCTACAGCCCGACCAGCCCGACCCCGGCGGTGATCGGTGGCGGGTCAATCACGGACGCTGACACGCACCTTCCCTTCGCGTTCAACGGTTCTGCCGCGGCGGTTCGCCACCTGGACTTCGATCTCATCGCCATTGCGGCGAACAGGTAGGACCATGCGAGAGTACGCGAAGCCACTGCCGCCGTTCCTCCGGGTCCGTGCCGCCGAAGGGCTCGAAACGGCGCTCTACGCCTTCGACCCCGACTGCGTGCTGGCCTACAACACCGGCATGGAGCGGTGGCAGGTCTGGACGCTCGGCAAGGTGTCGCACAACTGGATACCCGTGCTGACATGGGAAACCGAAGAGGGCGAACTGCGGGCGCCCGACCACCTCATGATCGAGGTCTTGCACCGGGCGCGCCTGGATCGGACGGCCACGCCGCAACTCTACGTGCGCGCGAAGATGGCACAAGAGGCCGACCTCGAACGCAAACGGAAAGCGGCGGACCTGGAGCAGGACCGGCTTCTCTTCAAGGACAACATCCGCGGCGTCGTGCGTGACGCGGAATCCGTCGGCACGCCGCATTTCCAGACAAAGGAAGACCGGCGCCTGATCATGGCCGCTTTCGACCGCGAGTGTGAGGCGCGCGGTGATGGTGAGTAGACGTGATCCGCTCCGAAGCGAGAACGCTTCTCTCCCTGGTCATCAACAGGGCCTCGAACTCCACCCGGTGGGGCCTTGACGAACTCAATCTCTGTCTCCAGCAGGGCAACAATGAGGTCTGGTATCACGTAGCGAAGAAGGGCGTGTCGCACCTTCTGGCGCGCGTGTCGTTCACGTTTCCAGCCACGGCGGATCGCGTGGATCTTTCGGCCGAGGGCTACATCGGCAGCCAGTGGGACCGCGTGATCCGTGTCGTGTCCACACCAAACAGCGGCGCACCGGGGCCGGGCAATGTCCCGTCTGACCTGGAGCCCGTTGACTTCCCGTCATCTGGAGGCATCGCGTACCCGCTCGGGTATTCCATCGCTAGCACCAGCTACCCGTGGAATGTGGGCACGTGGCGGTACGCCATTCAGGGCAACTACCTCTACGTGGTGCCCGGGGGCACACAGCAAAACCTGACCGTGGAGTACGTTCCAGTTGCGCCGAATCTGTCCGACGGGGCGACGCCCGACAACAACGTCCTGCTCGGCGGCCAACTCCTGCGGCTCCATCAACTCGTCGTGCTCGAGGCCGCACTGACCGCGTTCTCGAAGTCGGAAGAGGCGATTCCCGAGGGACTGGCGACGAAGCTGAAGCAGGAGAGGGAGATGCGCGACTCGTACCTCGCGACCCCACGCACCGCACACCGGCCACGCTCCGTGCGTATGCCCTACGGGCCGTGACATGGCGACAAAGGAAACACACAAGGTCGTGGCGCCACACAAGGGCTTGCAGACCGTGCCGTCGCGGTACGCCGCCGGCTTCTCGGCATTCGAGGCCAACACGGATTCGAGTGGGGGCACGATCCGCACGCGGCCCGGCTACACACGACTCGCCGCCATCGGCGGTCCCGGGCGGGGACTCTACGGCATGGAAACCGTGGACGGCCAGCGGTACCTGCTCACGATCCGAGTCGTCCACGACACGCCCACCGCACAGGGCAGCGTGGACTTCTTCCTCTACAACACGTCAGGGGTGGTCGTTCTCAGCGTGCGACTAACCAACGCCTCGGCGACGAAGGCCCCGTGGGTATTCGGAGAGGTCGGCGACATCGCCTATTTCTCGAACGGTTCGTCGCCCGTCTACGCCTTTGACCCGCTGGTGTTCTCTGTGGCCGAGGTTGCCGCGATTCCGGGCGAAAGCTCGGGGCAAAACAACTATCTGGCGCGGATGCCGCGACCGTCCATCATCGCGGCACACGAGGGCCAGGCGCTCTACGGTGGACTCGCCGCATTCGTCGATGTCCCCGTGACGAACGAGGTCCAGTTTCCGCAAGACATTCTCATGGGCGCCATGCTGAAAACCGCGCAACCCGAGAAGGCGTCTTTCGTGATCTACACCGACCGCATGGTGGTGTTCTCGGACTGGGGTGGCCCCAACAAGATCGCGCTGAGTTCCTGGTTCGGCGTCTTCGACGGGGAACCCATCACGGGCCTCGCATCCCTCGACGGCACCGTGTACGTGTTCACCCGCACCGCGATCTACATCACGACGGGCTTGAATGTCGGCGCCGACCAGAGCTACCAGACGCACAAGATCGCGGAGCACGTGGGGTGCGTGGCCCATCGCACCATCCAGCAGGTCGGCAGCCGCCTCGTTTTTCTCGCGGAGGATGGCGTCTACGCCATTGGGCCGGAGGGGCTTGCCAAGGTGTCGCCACCGCTCGACTGCTTGATGTCGAACACGTGGCAGCCGACGATTCCTCGTGCATGGTGGCCGCTCCTTCTCGATATTGGGTACCCCTGGCGCGTGTCGCACGGCGCGATGTCTCGCGCTTCTGCGGTCACGGTTCCTCGTCAGGGGTACTACCTCGTGACGATCCCCACGGCACGCGGCGGTGACTTTGGCTTGACTCTGGCGTGGAACTACCAAGACGACACATGGAGCCCGTGGCTGCCATACCAGGCCGCGGGCCGGGCGGCGTCTGGTTTCGAGCCCTCGGCGTGGACCCGTTTCCGTACCGACCTCGAAACGGTGTACTTCGTGAACGAGAACGGCGACCTGTGCCGCCTCAACCCGTTCGGGTCGCGCACATTCGACCGGGACAAGACGACGGGCGCTGCGGCCAGAATCCCGATGTACTGGGCAACGCCGCTTACTCCCGTTGCGGCGGCGGAACACCGGGCGGCCTACAAAGTGCTGTTCCACCTGAAGGGCACGGGCAAGTCCACGACCGACGGCTACCCGACGTGGGTTATTTCCTCGGAAGAGGCGTCGTACACCATTGGCGTGGAGCATTCCGGCACATTCGAGATGCACCCCGGTGCCGGGCTCACTCCGCCCGACACGTACTTCTACAACTCGTGCAAGTTCAACGACGGCACGAAGTACACACCGCAGACCGACGTGACAGTGGAGCAAGAGTTCAACGTCGTGGGCCGCCGCATCCAGATAGGCGTGAGTGAAGCGTCATCGGTCGGGATTCGACTGGAACTACAGGGTATCACGTGCGAAAACATGATACTCGGGATGGCGCCATAGATGTTGCAGCGCCGCATCAGTCCGCACGCCCGCCCCGCCGTCCCAACGAAGAGACAGGGACAACGCGCGCTGGCCGATCTCAGCCTGAAGCAGCACATCGTCGTGAAGCCAGGCACCGCGATCCAGCCGATCATCAACGCCTCTCTCGCGGGGCAGAGCATCTACCTGCTGCCGGGCGAGCATCCCGTCTACGAACCCTTGGTACTACGCGGCGACGGTGCCGCCCTGTTCGGCCAACGTGGGGCTACGATTCTGCGGAAACTCCGGGCCTTTACGGAACCCATGCTGTCGATTCCCGCCAGCACCGGAGGGAACCTGACCGAACGCTGTACCATCGCTGGACTCACGCTTACGTGCAAGTACGGGACGGGCAGACAGATCGAACTCAAGGGTCGTGACCACGTGCTCTCAGACGTGATCTGCGCTGCCGAAGTGGGCGTGCAGATGGCCGCCGGGATCTGGTGTGAGGCAGGATTCACCCTGCTGCACAACTGCTACGTGTTCACCGACGCACTGGCCCGCAGCGAAGCCGAAATCTGGATTCCGGATGGGACGATGAAGTGTCGCGTGTGCTCATCTTGCGCTCCGGCAGCGGGGGCGGTCATCAGCTATCGGGGAATCGATCTGCACGTCAACAATGGGGCCAACATCCCGGCCGTCACGGTGAGGTAGAACATGGCAATCATACTTCCAGCCTTTGCCATCGGCGAGACCATCGATGCGATCAAGATGCAGGCGTTCGCGGATGCAATCACCGCGAAGTTCAACGCACTCATCGACGAAACGGACACGAAGTATCCGAGCGCCGTGGACTCCATCCCGTTCGTGGTCGTTGGCGCGCTCGGCGCGGCCACGGGCAGGTGTGTGGTGGCGGTTCCGTCCGCGTGCTACGCGACGTTTGTCTCCGCTCGCATCGGGGCGGCCGGCGGCGACACGATCAACCTTGACATCGAGTGGTCCATTGATGGTTTCGCAACGGTCAACAACCTGTTCGCTGCGCCGGGCACAGTGCTTCTCACGGGCGGGCCGACGGCATCGGTCTATTCCGGCGCCCAACTCGCAAACCAGAGCATCCCCGCCAACGCGCAGATGCGGATCAACCTAGTGGTCGGCGGTGGCGCTCCGGTTGACCTTACCGTGCTGGTGCGGACAAAGCGGTATGCCGTGCAGTACAATAGCAACCCGGCGTGAGGTGACACATGGGCTTCGGCATTGATCCCAACCAGAAGAAGAAGGCGAAGGCTGGTCCGTTCGGCGTGGACGCCACGGCGGCGGGTGCCAGCAAGGGCGGCGGATTCGCGTCGAAGTACGCGGCCGAAGACACGGACATGTCGGCGGCACAACCCGGCCCTGGCGTCGGGGAGGCGAACGTCGGCAAGCAGGAGATGGCTGCGCCCGAAGCCGGGCCGAAACTGAAGTACATCCCTGGGGGCAAGGAGACCCCGACGCCTGGCAGTGAAAAGCACCCAGCGGAAGACAGCGGGGGTGGCATGGGAGGTCCATCAGCTCTCGACGACAGCGAAAACATGGCCCGCTTTGTGAAAGGGAATATTCCCGAAGATAGCGAGACAACGACATTTGGCCCTGACGGAGAAGTCCACAAGTGGAAGGGCGGCAAGGAGATTTCTGCGACTGGAGAAGTGGGAGGGACAGACTCACAATGGGCTCCGAAATGGGGAAAGGCCAAGGGGGAGCGAGAAATCCTCGGCGCACTACAGGGAGAAGGCGTTGATGATCAACTCGCCGCCCTGGAAGCGCAGAAGCAGGCCGGGCTCGGGAACCTCGAAGCCGAAGAGGCGCAGGGCGTCCAGGATCTCGCCCAGTCTATGAACGAATCCGGCATCGGCGTGTCCGGCGCGTTCGGCGCGGGCAAGGAGGGCTACACCACTGCCGCCAACCTTGCGCAGCAGTCGTATGCCGCAGACATGGATGTCCAGAAGGCGCAGATGGAAATCGACTGGAAGGTCAAGAAGCTCGAAACGCAACTCTCGGTCTGGGGCACGACGATGACCGAGGAAAACAAGAAGGCAATACAGGACGAGATCAACAAGCTCAAGAAGGAGGGCACCGATCTGGAGAAACAGGCCACCTACGAGTCGGCCAGCGACGTAATGCAGACGACGCTTGCCAATGCCATCGCCGACTATGACAAGTCCGACGGTCCCGATCTGCCCGCGGGCGTGAAAAATGACGCCTACAAGGCACAGGGAGAACTACTGCAAGCCGTTCAAGACGGCAAGTTGACCTACCAGGAAGCTGAGGCCCTGTTCGCCGAGTACGTGTCGTTGATGCAGACTTCCGAATACATGGGCGGGAAAGTCGACGCCGAGGGCTTCTATGCTTCCGTAGAGGCGTGGAAGAAGAAGATAGACGAAAAATACGGCACCCAGTTGGGCGAAGTGCCGCCCACGGACGAAGAGGTTGCCTCGGGCGCGGCACGGAACAAGGCGCTGTTTGAGGGCTTTGGCGTATAGGAGACGACAATGGCTTTCTGGAAAGGCTACGACCCAGTAGAAACCGTCAAGGCGCAGCGGTGGCGTCCATCTCCGTGGACTCTGTTCAAAGAGGGCGCCGCTGAGGGCTTCGGCAAGGCCATTGTCGAGGCTCCCATTCGCTTCGGCACCGAGATCGCGGTGGATTACGTGTCCCCGACGCGGCAACGCGAGCGGGAGCACATGGGGGCCGTGGAGAAGCAGGCGGCTGGTGTGCTTGCGGAGACAACGGCGGAAAACAAAGCCAGGGGCGAGCGTGCGACAGCGACGGCCAAGGCGCTGTTTGATAAGGCCACGAAGGATCGCCAGCAGCGCGAGGAGCAAAGCCGCAGGCAGGCAGGGGCCTTCCTCGTCAGTCCTGAGGTGCCGAGGGCGCCTGGCGCTGGCCCGCGAAGCGAAGAGGTGCCGTTGCCCGAAATCGGCCCGGTCGTGCCGCCGCCGCCGTCGCGGGTGCTTCCGGCTGGCGCACAGGGGTTGCTGGACACGATCCGCACTGGCAGACAGGCTGCCGAGCAACGCGAGCAAACGCAGGGGTTCGCTCCCATCGCCGGCCCGAAATCGCCCATGCCTCGCGCGGTGGAATCATTCGGTGCTCGACAACTCCGTGCAGAGCCCGGCCGTGCGCCGTCCTATCGGGTGGAGCCCGAAACGGGGAGACATCTCGCTCGCGGCTACATTTCGGGAGAACCGGGTGCGGGGGAAGAGGAAATCGTCCTGCCGGGTTCGGTGCAGAGCGAGTTCGACATCATGTTGCAGCAGGCACGAACCGAGAAGGAAAGGGCTCTGGCCGCGAAGGCGCTCCGACAGGGAACGGGAAGGGGCGGGGCACGCGAGAAGCCCTGGACGACGGTTGACATGGGGAGAATTGGCGACCAGTACGGTCTCGACAGCCCTGAATACCGTGCGGCGGCGGGTGCGGTGCAGGCCGGGGCTGGGGCCAGAAAGTGGGCCGAGCTTCTGAAGTCGCAACGAGCCTTTGCTGGCGGCATGACGGGCGGTGCCCCCCCGCCGGCTGGCCAACCTACCAAGCTGACTCCCGCCGAAACACGCGCACGGGCCGACGAGCGAGCGGACTCCCGACAGAAACTTGCCGAACTCAAGGAAGAACGGATTTCCGACGCAGCCGCAGTCCGCGAAGGCCGGCTGGATCGGGGTGAAGCGGCGCGTCGTGCCGCCCTGCGGGTCCAGGCCGCCGGCAAGGTGGACATTTTCAGCGATCCCGAATTGCTGGACATGAAGGACGAAATCCTGCGTGGCGCCATGAGCGGAACCGTGTCACCGCCGCAAGGAAAGACCTACGATCTGGATGTTCTCATACAGAAACTGGAGGGCGGCGGCAAGTTGAGCCCAGCCGAACGGACATGGTTTGATGCCGAAAAGAAGCGACAGGGGATGTAATAGGCATGGCTCTTCCTGTCACACAAGATGCGCTCAAGGACATCGAGGATCTCAGGAAACTCGCGACCCGCAACGCCATCACTCCGCCCGCGGACTCGTTCCTGGTCAAACTCGGCACGTCCATGCTGCCCGAGGAGCCCGCATCGCTCATCCAGTCCCCTGAGACGGTGGCACGCGCGGCAGACGAACGGCGACAGAGCCAAGCCGTAGCCGCGCGAGAGATAGAACTAGAGACGCCGCATCCTCTGCCGCCCGGCATCCAACCCGTGACCGTAAAGGAGCCCGGAATGGGCATCGGGCGCACTCCGGGGTTTCAACTTCCGGGGCCGAGTGTGGATGAACCCGGCGCCGAGCCCCGCCGTGTCTATGGATGGTCGCCGGAAGCGGCTCGGAAACTCGGACGTATCGCCGAGATCAAGGGCCCATTCAGTGAGATACAGGGGGAGGAAGTCGAACGCAAGGCCGCGTGGCGCAAGGCCGCGAACGAACGCCGACTAGTGAACCTCTCGGAGATCCGCGAAGAGATGACTGGCATCCGACCGTCCGAAGTGGAGACGGGCGTATCTGGCGAGAAGGAGCCCATTGACTGGAGACCGTCGTTCCCTGAGAAAGTGCGTCGCGGCGTCGTTGCGGTGGGGGAGGGCACCCTGGCTGCTGCCGTGGCTCTCGGTAAGGCCGCGCCGGGTATCGTCCTTCGAGACCCGGTGACACAGCGCGCAATCGCGGAGACCGCCATCGACACGGCGGAGCAACTGGGCGAGTTCGGCAAGGTGCTCGCCGCCGATCCCGTGGGCGTCCTCTCGAAAATGTGGGAAGAAGATCCGGTGATGGTCGGGCAGATTCTCGCCATTCCGCTCAGTGGCGGCGGGTCGATCCTCACCGCGCTTGAACGGCTGTCCACGCGGATTCCCAAGCTCGCGGGCGTGCTGAAGACCGTCGGCAAAGTAGGCAGGGTGATGAAGGCCGCGGGCGGTCAAGCCGCTGCGGCGCCCGTCAAACTCGGGTTGACAGCCACGGGCCTGCCGCTCCCCGGGTCGTACGTCTACGACGCAAGCAAGTTCATTGCGGGCTCAGACATCATGCCGCCGTCGCTGCGTTCTGCCGCGCGTCGTGTCGTCTTGAAACCCACGGCGGCAATCGAGACGCTTTCGCCGGAACTTCGGGCGTTGGCCCGAACGCAGACGATGCCGGGCGTCGAAGATCGGATCGCTGCCGAGGCCGCTCTGTCGAAACTGTATGGAATGGCAGAGGACACGGTACATCCCATTTCCGGTGAAGTAACGAAGACCCGCGACCTGTTCACCGAGATCGTCCACGCGCAGCCGGAACACTGGCGCAAGCAAGTCGCGCTGGAGGGTCGCTCGACGCAGTGGGTTGACCCGAAGACGCAGGCGCGCTACGGCGGCAAGGTCGCGCTTCCCGACGACGAAGTGACGCTCGCTCGCCTCAAGATGGTAGACGAGCCGGAGGGGCTGGACGGCAGCGAGTTCATGCGCAAGAAGCTGCTCGCACGGCAGTTCGCGGGCGACAAGGAACTGCCGCCGACGCTGGAAGAGTACGGCGTCACGGTCCAGTGGCGAGATGCGGCGGGCAAGGTCTACAAGCCCAAGGATCTGCCCCCTGACGCGGCGAAGCTCAAGGGGCTTACCGTCGAGTACGTGCCTGTGGACTCCGGCAGGGCGCCACCACAGGAAGCGCCGTGGCGACTGTCCTTCCAAGAAAAGCAGGAGCAGACCGGCGTGCCGATTCGACCCGCGCCGGAACGCACCGGCCCGCCCGAACTCGGCGAGCCCGTCGCCGCGATAAACCAGCGGGAGATTGAGTTTCCACTACCGGAGAAGGGGCCTGCGCCGAAGCCGGGCCAGACCATCGGGGGGCTACCCACCCCCGTGCGTGAGGGCGTCGATTTCTCTGCGGGCGCTCCCTGGTCCCGGCCCGTGGATTGGGAGAAGCTGCCGCCGGACATCGTGGGGGCAGAGCGGGTGGATTTCCCGATCATGCCTCCGCCGGGGTTCTCGACGGCGGCCAAGACGGCCGAGAGAGTGGCCGGAAAACCGCTACCAAAGCCAACCATCGCCGCGCCGCAGATCGTTTACGAAGTACTCAAGAACCAGAGCGCTGCTCCACTGCGCGCGTTCGACGTGACCGCAGACCAGTTCGTTGCTCGCTTTCAGGGGCGCCCCGAGATCCAGAACATGCACCCCTACAACCGCGCCGTGGCGTTACGGGAAGCGCACCGGGAGATCGTCACAAAGCTCCGCGAGAAAGGGCATCCGATTGCCCCCGGAGTGCTGGCCGAGTACCCGGACGTCGCGGCGACTGGCGAATCTGACATTCAACTTGCGCGAGAATTCACGCCGCCGCCCGAGAAAGCCACGGGCGAGCTTCGCATGGGGCCAGTCGAGGTCACGCCACCGCCCCCGGAACCGCGTCTCTTTGAGGCAACCGAGCAGCGCGGCCCGCCGTCCGTTCTCCGCCGGCCGCGCCCCAAAGTTGGACCGCCAACAGCGCCGCTTCCCGAGCAAGAATCCCGGTTCGCCGTTGGGGCACCACCGGAGGGACCGCGACCGCTGCCGCCTTCCGGGCCGACGGGCGTGCTTGGCAAGCGCGACGCGCCGGAGGTGCCATTCTTGCGACCCGGAGAGGCGTACCCCGGCCCGCCGCGCGGACTGCCCGATGGCGCGGCGGTCCAGGGAGAACTGCCGCTGATACCTCCGCCACGCGGCGGACTGCCGACGCCGTTCAAGCCGATCACGCTCGCCCCGGAGGGCCAGCCGCCACTCGTGGTGTCAGAGGGACCGGGCGGGAGGATGGTTGCGGCAAAGCCTACAGAGCCGCCCAAGATGCGCACCCCGAAGTTGCCGAAGATGTCCGATGAAAACCGGAGCCTTGTCCGCGATATCGTGCAGCCCGTCCGCCAGGTCATCGACAACCTCGGTGCCCGTGCGGCCGAACTCGGCATCATCGAAGGCGAAGACCTGATTAAGCGGTTTGGATCGTACCTGTCTCGGCGCTATGATTGGGATGCGCTTCTCAAGAAGAATCCCGAACTCGCGCTCAAGATGAAAGTCGTACAGGAAGCACTCGGGACGGATTCGGCCGTTGAAGCGGCTGCGGCCCGGTACGGCGAGTTCCTGCGCTTCAAGAGCGACGGGCAGGACATGGCCGCGCGTCGCATCATCGGCGACCTTCCGATGCAAACGCTCAAGGAAGCATATGAACTCATGGCGGACGGCCCCAACGTGGTCCGCGATACCACGTTCCGGCTTGCCAACGCGGTGTCTCGCGGAGAGTTCATGAAGGGCGTGTCGGAACTGCCCGGCGCCGTGACTTCCGAAGCGAAGTTGCCGTCGGGATGGAAGCGCGTGCCCGTCACGAAGCTCGCCAGCGGCAGACCGTCTTACGGCCCGCTCGCCGGCAAGGCCGTGTCGCCCGAAGTCTGGGACGCGCTCCAACTGCTTGAGGACTTGAACGAGGGTGCAACGCGGTCCGTGGGGTGGCTAGCCAAGGGAGAGGCCGGCGTCAAGGCGTGGAAGCAAGTCCATGTTCTCTGGCCCTACAACGTCGGCGCCTTGCCCCGTAACTTCATCAACGCGACTTTCAATCAGGCGGTCATGGGCAATCTCGCGCCGTGGCATGTGGACAACGCGAAAGTCTACGCGCGTGTCGCGGGCCAACTTCGCAAGGGCGGTGCGGACCTCGACGAATGGCGGGCGGCGAGTGCTGCGTCAGGCGGTCGCTCTTTGCTTGACGACTCTCGGATGCGTTCCGCTGTCATGGATGCGGTCGGTGGCATGACGTGGGAGAAGGCGCGGGCTGCTCTACGCAACGGCGTCAAGCAGGACGTGGACTGGCTCAAACTGGCGAAGAAGTGGGGACTCGACAAGCCGGCAGAACTGTATGCGGCGTCCGACGAATACTTCAAGGCCGTCGCGTACACCATCGTCCGAGAGATGCAGCGAGCTTTCGAGGGCGGCGGAGCGGGCGCGAAACAGGCCCTCAAGCGCGCCGCGGGCTTCTGGGGTGACGACGCACAGGCCATGCTCGCAGGCGGCCCGCGTGCCGCGCTACGCCACGCCTACGAGTCGTTCCTTGACTACTCCGACGTGCCGGGTTGGGTTTCTGCTGTATCCCGCTATGGCGTCGCGCCGTTCTACAAGTTCACGGCCCTGACGGCGGAGCAGATCACGAACTACTTCCGCCGCCGGCCGCTGCACTCACTGGCGCTGCGTGCGCTGGGCGACGTGTCCGAGCGATTCCTGTCCTACGCGAGCGGCTACACGCCCGAGCAGGTCGAGGAAGCGGAACGGGTATCCCCGGCGTACCGTGGCTCGCAGGTGTTCGTTGGCCGCGACTCGACCGGGAAACCCATGTTTGTTCAATCGCAGTACATGGTGTCCGCCGGCTCGCTGTGGTCGCCGCAACGGGAAGGCGGGGAGGGTGGCGCCACGCAGGCGTTGTCGGAAATGGTCTACGGCGGTCCCGTGGCGCAAACGTTCATGCTTGGCACCAGCCTTGGCCCGGCTCCGTCCGCGGATTGGTTCACCGGCAAGCCCTTTGTGCCCGCTTCCGCGCCGGGGGAGATCAAGCGAGAACGGGCAGCGGAACGAGCGGGCCAACTCCTCATGCCGCCGGCGATCTCCTGGACGGCACCGGCCATCGCAGCGGCATGGAGGGGCGAGTCCGCGCCACACCAGACGACGGTGCAGTCGGTGCCTGCCGCCGTTGCGGGCGCGTTGTCCGGCACGAAGCTCGCGTCCGTTGACGTTCCGAAGCGAAAGGCGGTGCTGGCTGCGGATCTCAAACGACGGCTTGCGGAACTCACAGGAGAGATCACCCGCCTGACAATGGCCGGCGACGCAGACAGCATCGGCCAGATCCCCGCGATGATGCGCCAGAAGCAGTCGCTTCAATTCGAGTACATCGAACGCATCCGGGGTGAAAAATGAACCTTGACCCTCGCAACTTCCGTGGTACGATACCAGCGGCCCGTGAAAGGGCATGGAAGTCCGTGGACTTGACAAGCAATACTTCATGTGATGCGCGAGGTTTGGATTGAACAGTTCATTCCTCCAGCAATCGACACTCACCACCGACGGCCAAGTCGTGACGATGGGGCCACACGGCAACAAGACTCGCGCCACACTGGAAATGGAGCGCCTAGACGGCAACCCCGCGTCTCTTGCCTACGAAGTGCAGTACGTCGCGGACGGGCCGTGGACCGTGCTTCCCGGCAGCCCCAACGTGCTCGGCGACGGCAACGAGGTCTACACTTGGTCTGCCTACAACGCATGGGCGTACCGCTTCACGTTGACGCAGGGCGTGCCGCCGACCGTTGGGATCAAGGCAACGCTCAAGCTCTGGAACGAGGGCGACGTTGATCCGCCGCTCACGCCGTCCACAAGCAGCTATCAGGCAGACAGGATTGCGACGTGAGAACGACCCATCTTCGGCAACTCACGTTCCTTGCCGACAGCGCGCAGACCGTCTCGCCCAAGGGACAGAAGGCAAACAACTTCGTCGAGTTCGACCGGCAGGGTGGCGCCGTGGGCAACGTGGCCTACGAGCAACAGCACTTTCAGGGCGGGTTGTGGTGGACCGTCGCGGGCAGTCCGAATGCCGCCGATGGCGTGGCTGCTTGGACGAACCACGTCTACGCGATTCGCTTCACCGTGGCCGGCATGGCGCCGGGGCCGGGCGTGCAGATCGTAGTAACGGTCAAGTGCTACAACGAGGGCGACTGCGATCCGGGTCTGACCGAGACGACGAGCGCGTACCAAGCCGACAGGATCGCAACGTAGGGAGCAGCCATGTTCGCGTCGAAGCACATGCCGAAAGAGTACGCCGGGAAGTCCACAAAACCAGGCATGGGCGGGCGCATGTCGATGATGATCGACGACATGATGGCGGAAGACCCCGACATGTCGATGGAGCATGCGCGCAAGATTGCAGCCGCGAGGGGTCGAGAAAAGTACGGCGTGGGGAAAATGGCCAAGTGGTCCGCCGCCGGACGCAAGAGGAATACATAGTGGCGCAGAGCCTCCGCACCGTTCTCTCCCTCACGCTCGACAGCGCGTACGTCAACGGCGGTGCGCTCGACATGCCCGTGGACGTAGACGAGTGGGTGAACATCTCGGTAGACGTACCGGCAACCGGCGGCGGGTCGGTCGTGATCGATCCTGTGGCGCTCGGCATCGGAACCAGTTACGGGATTCTGATCGTAGCTCCGGCCGACATCCTCATCAAACCGACGAACCTGTCCAGTCCGTTCCAGGGCCGTGTCTTCCTGCTCGCGTCGGGGTCGCCGGCGGACATCATGCCCGCGCCGGGAGCGGAGACGTACACGCTCTCGGGCGTGGCGGCTACGGTGACAAATGTGCGCGTAATAGTTTGGGGCACCTAACGGAGGGTCAACATGGCTGACGGTAGAATCAATCTCGCGGGTGGCTTCCTGGTACTGCTCGATGGCGGAAACCTGTCCGCTGACGATCAGGGCCGGCTGCGGATATCCACCGCCGCACTCGGGGACCTCATGCGCATCAAGACGATCAGTGAGGAAGCGTACACGGACGGGCAGTTGCTCTACGTGTCGGGCTTCCAGTTGGTCGGCACCGAATACTACGCCGAGGTCAAGCTGGCCGACGCCACCGCCGGGACCGCGCACGAGGCAGTACTCGTCGCCGTGGGCGCCGCACTGCTCGGGGCGACCGGAGAAGCGACCAACGCGCGGTGGCTGCTCAATCAGAACACCGCGGCCGGCGCCGAGGGGCAGGCCGTCTACCTTTCCGGCACCGCTGGCGGATGGACACTGACGCCGCCCACGGGTGCAACAAGTCTTCAGCAGATCATCGGCTTCGTCGCCGTGGTGGACGCAGCGGTCGGCGCGATCCGCATCTCGCTTCCCGAGTCCGCGCTGCCGGTCCACACACACCAGGACGCTTCGCGCGGCGGACAGGTTCCGACGGCGGGCGTCGTGGACGGCCTGTTCTCGGCTGACGGGGCCGGGCGACTCAAGATGTCTGCGGACTTTTTCGAGGCCGCCGCGGTCTCTCGTGCCAAGTTCGCCGACAACTTCTGGGACGACGACGCAACGATCCTCGCCAAGTTCGGTCGTGGCCTTCAGCGCGACGTGGGTCACGCCACCTCGGGCTACTTCCGCGCCGTGGGCAACGTCACCGCTGGCGACACGATAACCATCAACGCTCGTGTCTACACCTTCACCGCCGCCCCGGGTGGCGCAACCGATGTCGATCCGGGTGGCGCCGGGCCGTGGGCTCCGGACGTGGCGATGGCTCGCTTCACCGCCGTCTTGAATGTGGACGCGGGCCGCAGCGTGGACGGCACCGATTGGCCGCTGTCCGATGCCACCAGCGCGGGCGTGTCGATCATAGGCAAGGTCATCACGGGCGGTGCCAATCTCGCCCTTTCCACAACCGTTGCCGTTCCGGGTGCAATCCTGCGCAGCGGCGCAACGACGACTGGATATGCAGCCGCGCAGTCTCGTCAGGTGTGGCAGGGTGCCTACGCGGTTACGGCGGATGCGGTGAATGTGTGGCTCCAG